AGCAGAATTATGTCACCCGTGCGTCCCAATTGAATAAAGCTGGGGGCATCTTTTACCTGCGTGAACCAACAACGGTTCACGCAATCGCCTCCGGTATCCAGCAGCTCGGATCGAGTTTTGCAATCTGGTCGGGCTTGATATTCTTTTTCAGAATCTCGTTGCTGACATGGACCTTCGCTATCATGGGGCAATCGCAGGCTTGACACACACCGAGCTTGGAATCCTGCGAGGTGGTCACGTCCATGTCTTTAAGCATTCCCGCGACAGCCATAATTTCGTGGGCGGCTTCCTTGAGGAAGTACTTTGTCAAACCCCCAGCAATATCGTTCTGCGGACATTTGACGCATATGGCAGCACGTCGTTCCGCTTCCTCCTTCGCAACGACCTTGCCCTCTGGCCCAAATAGGTCGCGGTAGATCGCCAGAGCCGTCTTAGCTTTGGCCGCAGCATTTGCGACGCTTCTGAACAGGCCCGAACTCGTTTTTTTTTGAACCGGAATTTCGCCTTCGATGTCCACAAAATTCAAATATCCCGCCGCGACCATGCGCTGCGCGTTGTAGAGATCAACGTCCTCTTCGATGTCGTGAATGTCCAAGCTCCATCCGTTCTTCTGGACGAGCGCAGGATTCTTGCGACGGAAGTTGTAGAGGAACTGCACGGCCTCGTTGAAGCTACCCGCAAACGGAGCTTTCATCCCGGCTTCGGGCACAAGAACGTGGAAGCCTCCTGCGGGAAATTTGGTTCGTGATTTCAGTCGCATAATTCAGTGCGTTAGCTGGTAGGATTGCCGGAATTTCTTCGCACGCAAGCGCAAATCCTGTTTCCAAGTCGTGTCTTCGATGTCGGCTTCCGGCGCTTGCAATCGTGCGATGGCGAATCCAAGACGACGAGCGCCTTCGCAGATGATCGCGGCCCAGTCGCCAAGGTCAGGCGAGCGGCCAAGGCGTTCCTTGGTCTCGTCCTTAGCCTCAACCTCGATCTTATCGCCCTTGACTCGTTTCCATTCTCGACCGCAAAGCTCATGCGAAACTTCTTCGGTAAGCCCGCGCATTTGATTTCCTTCGATGATGTAGCGCACGCTGAAATGAAGCTCACTCACGCGCTTGGAATAATGCTCGTCGCACCGCTTTAACCGCTTCTGTTTCAGCTTCTCGTCATAGATGAACAGGTCTGACGTGACCGGCCTTGGCGTTGGAGAACCACCAAACTCGACCGGGTTGCAGTCATGCCGCCAGATGCGCGAGAACGCAGTTCCAAGAGAACCGCGTCCGGTTGAGTCGTGAAACACGTTGGCCGCTGGAATCTGCAACCGTTCGCAGTCTGCTTTGACATATTCAGCGATTTGATCCTCGGGCAACACCCGATCCTCGACCGGCGTGGACTTCGGATAAACCTTAATTGGAATCACTCGTGGCTGAGTCATGCACAGCACGCTTCGACCGTTGATGTCCGTTCCGAACTCCGCTTCGCCTCCAACGCAACGGTCGCCGCCATAACCGGCATCCACGGCATACACCTTCGTCGTTGGCTCGCCTTTCCAGATGACCGGCTCCTTTGCCTTGAACTTAACCACCATGTCCCGCGTGACAACACGCCGAACGGATATTCCAGGCCGACGCACGCCAACGGCTTGGTTGAAATACTCAGCGGATTCTTTGCCCCAGTAATCAACGATACGGTCAATGTCAGCTTGGTTGATAAGGTATTTATACTCGCCGGGATGTTTGATAGCGGGTGAATCAGTGCCGACGAAGTTAATCGTCGTGCCGCCCATGCGATTCGTCCAAACCGTCGTGGTAGATATTTCCGGCAGGTTATCCCATCCGTCAGCAGGCTCAGCCAGCTTGTCCAGTGGATCGCCTTCGCCAATTGGGTTCCCGACGAACACGCCCTTAAAATCGCCCTTGTCGAGATTGGCGAGTGAAGACAGATACGGCGTGGCGTAGAACTGCGTTTCGTCTGCCAGCACGCGACGACGTTTCTGCTTGATCCCAACCCACTTTGAAAGCCCCTTCCATTGTCCCGTAGAATCCAAGACCGGGATGCAGATTAGCCCGCGTCTGGTGTCGCGAACCTCCGAATCCTCGTCGATGGCATCGGTGAAAATCGCGTGCAACGAATCCACGGGATTACCTGGCGCATCCGGCCACGTTTCCTTGGCAGATTCATAAAGCGACTTAACTTCTCCGAACACCCTGAGTTCTAGGCCTCGAATGTCCGTGCTCGACATGAGAATTAGCGTGTCTTTCGGGAAACAGAAATAATCCGTGAGCGCGTAGCGAGCCATGACATGCGTTTTGCCAGCGTCCTTTGGACCGATAACCGCTGTGATTCGGTTCTCCAAAATGGTCTTCAGCATCAGATCAGACCACTCATGATTTTGGTACCCGGGCCACAATAATGTTTGCAGTTCGCGATAATGCTGGAAAAGAGTGCGACCTTGCTCCTTCAGGTAATCCTCGCCCTTCCTTATCATCCAAATCTCTATCGAGATAGCGTCGTCATTATCGCGACTCCACCAAATCCCGTGCCGCTTGAACTTACTGGCATCCGAGCTTGGCATTATGGAAGGAGCGGAGCGAATTTCTTACCCGCGAGCCGTTCGTAATCAGTCTTGCCAGTGCCCTTGGATCGAGCGTGAATGTACTCGTTCAATTCCTTGGACGAAATCGCGACCTCCGGCCAGCGTTCGTTGAACTTCTGAATCGCATCTAGCGCAGACTGGGCGTTGCCACCTTCCTTCATCAGCGCCACATAAGCATCGTTCTTGAGTTGCGTGGTTTGCTTCTTGAGTTCCACGATTGCGTTGACGGCGCTCTGCATGTTCGCCTCGTTCGCGGTTCGGAACGAACCCATGCTAACAAGCGTGTCCTTAATGGATTTGCGATACTTCGTTTCTCCATCAGGCGTTCGCACGTCCAAATCGCTTTGCTCCCAGGCAATCAATTCGGCCAACGGCTTCAGCGTCGGGAACCGGCGCAGCGTGTCCACGGTCTTTTGCAACGCCGTAGTCGATTCACGCGGACTCGTGAGCATATTGCGAATCGTATCAGCGGTCATCGAAACTGACGGCCCTGCAACCTGCCGTCCCATCTTCTCATAAATGTTCGACCCGAATGGTTCATCTCCAAGGACAAGGCTACCCGACAAATCGACGTTCATTAACCCAGGAGCGCCATACATCACGGCGTCGGCAACGCCTTGACCGTGTTGCTCGGTAATGGTTCGCCGCAGCCGTTCACGCTTATCCGCTGGCACCATCAATTGCTTCATAAAGTAGCTCAATCCACCAGCGGCATACATAACGCCAAGCCAGCGAGCGATGCCGCCAAAGTTTCTGTCTGCACCCATCTTGAACAGCAATTCAGCCTGCTTGATCGGAAACCGTTTGAACTGAAACAGCAGCGACGTAAGTGGCCCGCGCATGATCGGCGGAATATCAGGAACAATCGGTGTGAACTGCGTCATCAGTTGCCCGCGCAACTTCGCGTAATCAATCGCGGCTGCTTTGGAAAGTCCGCTCTCGGTTCCGTGCTGGTACATGGCCAGAAACGCGAGTTCCTGATTGCTGCGCTCGCCGCTGAATCGTTCTCCGATGTTCTTGATCTTGCTGATTCCGCTTCCCACGTTCCCGTACTGGCCAGGATCAAATCTAACGCCAGCTTCATCGAGCAATGCGCGGCCTTCCTTGGTGTGCTGTCGGATTTTGGCCTGAGCCAAGATACGCTCCCCGACCAACGGATAAAGCCCTTGCAACGGCTGCAATCGGTTCACGACCGCGAAGCGTGCGGTTCTCAACGTCAGAAACGCGAGTGCTGACTTGATGTTGCGAGACCACCGATCCAAAGCCAGCGGCTTGATGTAATCTCGGACACCGGGAATCTCTCGAATGAAATTATCGAACAAGACCGTGCTCTGCGCCGGTTTGCCCCACATATTGTCCATGATGATGTCCAACTGCTCAGCGGCAGATGTTCGCCCTTCACGACGCACTTCCTCGATCAACGGCTGTGCTTCGCGTTGGAGCTTCGATAACTCAAACCAGCGATGGAATCCTGACAAATACGAAGTCATCGTTTGCCGATAATCATGCGAGTAACCTTGAAACCCACGGCGTTGTTTCAGACTCCAAAACCCTTTTTGCTTTGATGATTTACGACCGATAATGCCTTGCTGTGCCAATTTAATCTCAGACGGTGTTACACCCAAATTTTCCTTCATCTGTTTAATCATGTGCCAGAAACGTCGGTCGCCTAGACGAATCATGTCGGCAGGGATCACCGTGTCCTGCGCTATCTTCCATTC